GGGAGCGCCGGTCGAAGAGTCGAGCGACCCGAAGGAGCTCTCGGTGGCAATCGAGAGCGAGCGATGAGTGACAGCCATTAGAACGCCTCCGCGTAAAGCAGGTCGAAGGGGACGACAAGGAGGAGAGCCGCTGGATTCCCCGCCTCATCGAGAATTGGAGCGGTCGAGGCCTCGCCGGTGATGAGCGAAGTGATGCCCGTTGTCGCCAGAGAGTATGCCGGATCGCGGAGCGAGTTCACGAGCTGTGAGCTGTCCTCTCCGACGATGCGCTCGAGGAGGCCGACATCGCGGGGAATGTCGTAGCGGACGCGGAGCTCCGCGGTGAGCCTCTTCCTCCCGGTGATACCGGATTGTCCATCGTCGTGAGGATAGGTCGTGACGCGGAGTTCGAAGAGGCGGAGCGTGTTAGGGCGCCGGTCGGTGAGCAGCTCTTGACCATTCGCCGGGTCGACGCATACGAAGCCCTGCGACGCGTCGGTCTTTGGGGTGAGCGCCTGGAGGCGATCAACCAGAAAGGAGAAGGCGCTCGCGATACCCTGACTCATGACAGCTTCTTTCTAATCCGAGCGGCGATGGCATCCGTCAACTTTCGCTGGTCGGTCTTCGATAAGCCGATGAAAGGGCGCTTCTCATTGACGAAGTATCCATAATGCCGAACCGCTGAAGAGAGGCCTATGGTGTAGCTGGTCTTGGTCGCCTTGGTCGTCACGAGATTATTCATGAGCGCGCCGGAGAGGGTGAGGTCAACCTCGGCCGTCTGGTTGGCTCCTCCGGTCGTCCGGAGGCGGCTCTTCTGCTTATACTCCCGATAGCCTCCCTCGAACCTCATCCCCTTAGGCGTCTTCTTTCCGCCCTTAGGGGTAAGACGAGCCCCTTTAAAGCCGACCCATATCGGCTTAACAGAGTAGCCGGTGAAGGGTCGATCTTGGGTGTCTTTGCCCGCATAGGTCCGGAGACGGACCAGCGCTATAGTATCGGCGGCCGATGCCATACTATCTCGCACGCTCCATAGCGCGGGGATGCTCAGGTTCACCCGAACGCGGGCCCCCATTAGTGCTGCATCCCTCGCCAGCGCGGGAACTCGATGGCGATGTCTTTCTCCCGCTGCGTCGGTTGGACCGATGGGAGAGAGAAGGTGCCCCTCGCGTCAGTGACCTTTCCGCCAGCGCGCCGGAGGTTGATCTCATCGCTATCAATAACGCCGTCGTCGTCGGTGTCGAGGGTGAGCTGACGCATCGCTCGGTCGAAGAGCGCGAGCGCGCGCTCCCTCATCTTCTCGGCGACGTCGAGCTGAGCGACCATCTCATAGACCCGAGCGGCGGCGAGGTAGCGATGCGCCTCGAGGAAAACCTCCGCGTTGAAAATATCGTCTTCAGTCTGGTCAGCGAGGAGGTCGTCGCGAACGTATAGCCGGAGCTCCTCGAGCGCTGCCTCGACCTGAGGCGAGAGGTCTTGCTGGCGCCGCGGGACCATGTCGGCGAGCTGGGGCATGGCCGACACGAGGGAGGAGTGAGTCAGGCCGGAATCGAAAGGGCGACGAACTACTTCAACCGTCCCCTTCTGAACCTTGAATCGATTCGTGGGTGCCTCGGCCGTGACATAGGCGACCGTCGTATCGATCATCCCGCGCGTCGCCGTATCGGCGGCCGGTATCGTCGCCTCCCATCGCGCCCAAGAGAGCGTCGCGCTCGTCGTGAGCGCTAGACCACGCGGGAGGACATCGCCGAGGATAGCGGTGGTCCCGTCGACGCGGAGGATCGTCACGCCAAGATAGCCGTCCTCCGCGGTGATCAGCCACGCCCGACCGGGACCGACACCGACGAGAGACGCGGCGCTCTCGCTCGCGCTCAGCGTCAGCGTGCGCCGATCAGCTCCGAGAGCGGTGACGGTGACATCAGCATGAGCGACCGTCATCGAGGAGGGGCCTCGCGTGGTCCCGTCGGGGAGGACATAGGCGAGGCTCGGCGATCCGTTCAGCGGGAAGGGCGCCGACCATCGGAAAAGGTAGTCCTTATTCTGCGCTGCCTTCATCCTCGCCCCTCTTCCGGCTCATGAGTCGGGATAGTCACGTCATGAATCCATGCTGAAAGCCGCTTAGCGCCTAAAAGGTAAACCAGCTCGGAGACCGGATGAGCTATCAGATTATGAAGGCTCCACGAGAGAGGACCTAGCTTTGACAGGAAGTCTTGAAAGCTCATCTTGCTCTCCTCGCTTTCTCGTTTGCTCGTCTCACCTCGGCGTCGGTCCCCCGGTCGAGGTTGGCCGAGTCTATCAGCTCCTCGCTGACGGGCGACCAGGAATGACGACAGTTATAGCCGCCGCCTCGCACTAGCACGGGCTCGAGCTGATAATTCCTCATCTGGCCGATCTGGCTGGAGGTGAAGACTTTCCCGACGAGCTCGCGACAAAATGAGCGCGTTATGCCGTCGAGGGGTCCGGTGTAGAGATAATGGTCGAGACCAGCTGCCTCCGCGGCGACCGCTGTGAGCTCTCGCCCAAATGAGGTGAGTCTGGTCCGCGCCTCGGTGATTTGTCTCCCCTCGGCGGAGCGTAGAGCAGCGTCGAGCGAGCTGATGACAGCTGAAGGCTCGGCGCTGAATTCAGCGGAGGAGAGCGCGTCTCTTACCGCTCGCTGAGTATCTGGGAGGATGACGTCGTCGAAGATACCCTCGACGGTGTCTTGAGCCAGCGCTGACCCTATCCCTCCGACGGCTGCGATATCGAAGCCGTCAACGGAGGTGAGGAGGAGCTCCTCGACATTAGCCAGCGTCTCCCGTTCTGCGTCAGTGACCTCAAAGACCGACTCGGCGAGCCCCTGATCGAGGAGCCACGCCGACATCTCGTCACGACGCATCCGGCGGAGCTCCTCGAGCCCGCCTCTTTCCGCGGCTGCTTTGACCGCGGCGACGACTTCTCGCTTGCTCTTCCGAAGAGCTCGACGAAGTCCCCGCTCTAGGCTTGCCTCTACCTGTAGTTGCCCTCTAGTCGCCCGCAGTTGGCGAATCAGACGCTTGTCCGTCGCCGCTCGGATCTGGCGACTTAAGTCGTTGATCGCGACCGCGTCCGCGTCCTCTTCGGCGAGGCGAACGTGAGAGCAGTAGAGGCAGCCCATAACACTAGGTCAGGCAGTCAGTGAGGCGGAGACCGCGATCAGCGTCGACGAGGCGGAACTGCTGAACGTGCTCACCCCAGACGTGACGCCTCACGAGGTCGAGGCTGTCATACTGACCAGCCTGGAGGCCCTTGTACTGCATATTGAGCGCAGCGACCGGAAGCGCTTTGACTCCGCCTGACTTCTGCGCGATAGCGTCGGAGCCGCGGAGGATATAGAGGCCGATGGTCTCGGTGTTCCAGATGTCCGCCTCGGAGCTGGTCGCGCCGGGGATAGCGGTCTCGCGGCGAGCGGAGCCAACGTAGACGTTCGGGACAGCGAGGACGGAGCGGAGCACCTCGAGGACAGCGTCGTCCGCAAGGATGCGATTCCCGCTGGCGACCCCCTGGCTGCTGTCACCCACGAAGCTCCGGATCTCCGGGTTCCGAGCGAGCGCGCGGAACACGTTGTAGCCGAGGACGATGGTGTCGGCGGAGATGCCATGATTCGTCGCGCGGAGCGTGTCGAGCTGCTGATGGATATAGGTCAGCGGCTCTGCGCCAGCGGCGTCGAACTTCGTCCCGGGCGTCGCGCTCGTGAAGCTCGAGCCGAAGAGCAGATCAGCGCAGCGCTTCTCCTGAGCGAGGAGGAGAGCCCGGCGAACCTTGCGGGCGCTCCGCGCCTCCTCGGTGCCGGGATACTGCGAATCCTCGATGTCCTCCATAGCGATGGAGTCCTCGAAGGAGTGGATCTCCGCCTTGAAGGTGAGGCTAGACCGATTGAAGCTCGAGAGCGACTGACGACCGGCGCCGGGAGCTCGGCGAGAATCAGCCTCGGGCGCCCCCATGAAAGAGCGGGTATTCTCGACGAGGAGGGTCCCGCTGCGCTCGGGGATGTCGACGCGCTCCATGACGCGATCAGCGATGAGCTGAGCGTCGCTCGGGACAGCCTCGGAGACGATGCCGGTGAGGATCTGGTCGACGGGGTGCAGATTGCTATAGCTAGGACGTGCCATAAGTCAGCGCTCCTTAAGCGAACTGGCTTGCGCCGGTGAAGATGACCTCGATCTCGTCGCCATCGGCGTAAGAGGTCGCGTTCTGGTTGTAGATAACGCGCGCGACGCTGTACTCGGTGCCGGCGCCGTCAGCCCACGGGATGAGGCGAGCGGTCCCGGTCTCGACCATGAGGAGAGAGTGAGTCCCCGCGGTGAGGGTGTCCCCGGCGATTGCCTTGGTCCGGCCGAAGATCACGACCTCGACAGCGTCGCCAGCGTCGACGGAACGCTGAGCGATGCCGTCCGCTTGCTCGCCGGTGGTCCCGTCAGCGAGAGCGACCTTGCCGGCCGCGTTGATGACGACGGCCTGGAGGCCGGTGATCGCCTCAGCGGCGATGAAGGTCTGGATGTCTGAATTTCCGAGGCGGCTCATTTAGCCCTCCATAGCAGCGAGAAAGAACTCGCGGTCAGTAGTTCGGATCATGTTGAGAGCCTCGGAGAAGGTCACACTCTTCTCGGAGGCGAGAGCCTTAGCGCGCTCGGCGAGAGACTCCCGGCTAATCTGCTCCCCGGATGCGCCGTGACCGACCTCCCGAAGGGGGACAGCGGAGCCAGATGCGCGCTCGGAGAACATCGCCCAGAACGCGCCGTCGCCGGCCTTGTTCTGGTTCCACGCCTTCTCGGCGAGTGGACGCTCAGCGGGAGAGATGCGGCCGGTCCGGACGAGCTCGTCGACGGCGCCGGAGCGCTTCACGCTGTCATTCTCTTCGCGGAGCGCGGTGAGCTGCTCTCGGAGAGTCTGGACCTCGGCGAGAAGGAGAGCCGAGCCCTCGCTCATCGCGTAGCCTCGCTTCTCCATCATCTTCTCCTCGTCCTCTTCCTCGGCCATCTTCTCCTTCTCGGAGTCCTCGGCGAGCTTCTCCTTCTCGTCCTCGGCGAGGAGGTCAGCGTCCTCCTTCTCCTCGAGCTTCTCGGCGTCGCCGGCGAGTCGCTTCTCCATCTCGGCGACCATCGCCATCTTCTGGAGGAGGAGGTCGACGAGGTCGCCCATCTCCATCTTCATCAACTGCTCTCGGGTCTCCATAAAGTTGACCTCCTCTGTCAGTAAGACACGGTCGACCGAGCTCGCGGATTGCTGCGGTCGAGGGGTAAGGGTGACAGCGAGGAGTTGAGCGCCCCCGGTAGGGGCCCCGCTCTCTCTCGCGTAGACTTCGCCCGTGACGAACTCCGGAGAACTCCAGAGAGATCCTTGGGCTTCTGCGACTGTCCGCCGTCCGCGGTCGTTATAGGCGGGGATAGCGATGAGACACGTCCCGTCCTCGGAGAGGCGGAGGTCGACGATCTCGCCGAGAGCGCCGCCGGTCTCCGGCGTGGACGCGCCGACGTTCGGGGAGCTCTGGTGATTCCAGTCGATGATCACCGGATCGCTCTCGCGGCGTGCCTGGAATACGCGGACCATCTCGGCGAGGAGTTCCGGCGTGACCTCGGCGATGGTCTCACCGCTCATCCGGCTCGCGACTGTACCGGCGCGGAGCGTGACGAATGGGCGCCCGAGCTCCTGACCATCCTCGACGACGACAGTGAGGCCATCGAGCTCAACCTCCTCCGCCTCGGAGAGCGCATAGGCCCGCTCGGAGAGTTTCTTCTCATCGGCTGCGTTCATCTGGTTCACCACTTTCCGCGCCCATGCAAAGCCGGGATCGCCTCCCCACCCTTGCCACGCTTGCCAGCCCTTTCCCTGCTCTCCCCACGTCGAGCCCTGCTTGTCGACTTCATGTCGGGTGAAGTAGGCAAGCATCCGGCGAACTGTCTCCGGCGAGAGCTCGACTCCGTTCTGGAGGTCACGCGCTCGAGCGATTCCAACCGGCGTCATCCCTCGCTGACTCTCCGGCTTCTCCGCGCGGACCTCGAGCGCTCGACGTGCGGCGTCTTGAGCTCCTTTGGGAGGAGTGAAATCGATATGAGCGTACTTCTCCGGCTTCTCCGCGAGCTCCTTCTCTCGGTGCTGCGGATGCTCTTTAGGGAGGAGGTCTAGGTCAGTGTTATAGGCTTTCTTCCGCTCGCCGGTCCCGACCAGCCTGAGGAAAGCTTTGACCCGAGCGAGCGCCCACTGCTCCCGCGATGTCACCGATGGCCGGTGAGAGGTCGAGAACGCTCCGGCGCCTCTCCGGTAGACGGCTTTGAGCATCCCGAGGTCTACCCTCTTGCCCTTAGCGGTGTACTTCTCGTTGTGCTCGTCGCGGAGG